TGAACCTTTAGCCATTTGAAGGGCGAGGAATGATTGCTCCAGGTCAAATTGACAAATTTGCGCCATGCTGGATAACGCACATACTTGAATTTCAACTGCGCTCAAGTCATCATTGGGAGCCATATTATTTGTTCGTTTTTCAGAACGAAATGAACCCGACATCCGACCCAATCCTCTTCACGGCACCAGATGACTCCGACTATCCAGAGAGATTCAACCTATTCTACCTGGATGAGCCAGTTGATGTCGAGCTAATGAAGGGACAATATACATACTCGGTGTACGAATCCACAATTCCACCCACATCAATCGAGGATACCACTGGTGTTGTCATTGAAGAGGGCAGAATGGTTGTGAGTGGTGCATCGACTTCATCAATTTATGACTAATTATGGCTTGGTACGATAGATTCAGAGCAAAACAACAACCAGAGATGGAAGTCATCTCTCCAAATTATGAGGCATTCAGCACACCATTCTTGAAAGTTGGTGGCGCAAACCTCTCTTTGCCATACGTCAACGGCAGATACACCACCGCTGGATGGATTCCATTTGGACAAGACAATATGTATCCAGAGATGCTCAATCAAATGGTGTTCAGCTCACCACTTCATGGTGCCATTGTGGACTACAAGACCAACGCTGTCATTGGTGGTGGCTTTGATATCAAAGTTGATGGTGCAACTGCCAAGGATTTGCTTGACCTCTACACATTCGAGAAGAAAGTAAACATCAAAAAGATTGCAAGAGCAGTCACCGAGCAATTGGTTGTGCACAATCGTGTGTACTTCCGCTTGGTATTTGATGAGAAAATGAAGCTCAAGAGAGTGCACAACGTATCTCCTGAGAAAGTGAGACGTGGTCGACAACCAAATCAGTACTTCATCTGTGAGGATTGGTCGGCTCGAATCAATGTGCAAGAAATCAAGAAGCATCATCCGACTTGCATGGACACAGAGCAGTTGTTCGTCTATGAGGTCGAGACACTTGGTCAAGATTGGTATCCGCTTCCGAAGTATTCAAGTGCTTTGAACTTCGCATTCCTATCTGGTGAGCTTTCGTATTTTGCCAAGAGCAACATTCAGAACAGCATCTTCCCATCGTTTGCGATCATGTTCCCAAAACGTCCGCAATCGGAGGAGGAAAAGAACGTACTGCGTAACACCATCGACAAGCTCAAGGGAGCTCAGAACGCTGGCAAGACTGCTGCATTCTTTGCGAACTCACAAGACCAGCTTCCAAAGATTGAGAGCATTCCAACCAACTCGAATGACAAGCTCTTCCAGGAAGCATCCGGATTGAACACAGAACAGATTTGCTTTGCTCACACCATCGACCCAATCTTGATGGGTGTCCGCACCACTGGCTCACTTGGTTCTGGAAGCGACATCAAGCAAGCCTATATCATATTCGAAAAGAATGTCGTGATGCCATTGCGTGAGCAAGTGCAAGATATCTTCAATGAGATTCTACACATCGCCAAGCTCGGATTCGCTGACTTCACCATCAACAACTTCCAAATCATTAATGAGACAATCGTTGAAATCGAAGGGGATGCCAGCAAGACATCTGATGCACTCAATTCACTCAGCCCATTGGTTGCTACCAAAGTACTCGAGACAATGACCATCAATGAGGTCAGAGCACTCGCATCACTCCCACCGATTGAAGGTGGTGACATCACGTCAAATCAAGCACAAGCAGCAGCACAATCTCAAATACCTCAAGCGTAATGTTGTACTTCATCACAGAGAACTATCTCAAGACCAACACACCCATCACAGCAAATGTTGATGTTACTGATGTCTTTCCATATGTAGCCACTCAAGCACAGCTCCGAGTGATGCCGATATTGGGCACCGTATTCTACAACCATTTGCTCGAGGCATACAACGATCAAACTCTGACACCTGAAGAGGAGCAGCTCGTTGCATTCATTCAGCCGGTCATCGCTTGGAGGTCTGCCGAAGATGCTGTCTTTGGCTTGACATATCAGCTCAAGAATAAGGGGCTCCAGCAGCAGAGTGGTGATTTCTCGCAGCCAGTAGGGCGCAGTGAGGTTGCATTCGGCATGGAGCACTTCGCTCAGAAGGCTTCATTCTTTGAGATGCGCCTTATCAGATACCTGGTGAAAAACAGAGCAGAATATCCGATATTCATCAGCCATGAGAATCGTGACACTGACCTTCGCCCACAAATCGAATGCAACCAGTGCATCGGTGATTGCTTCATGGATGGTGTTTGGAACTGCGGATATCCTCGCAACAACGGATACAACAATCAAATTCTCGTCATCTGATGAAAAACACCATACTACTTTTGACCGCTTCATTCTTCACCATACTTTCACCGGTGCAGCCACTCGTATTGGTTGCTATTCTTGCCATATTCATTGACACCATATTCGGAGTATGGCGCAGCGTTAAAAAAGGAGGCTGGCAAGCATTCAAATCTCGCAGACTATCCGACACAATCGGCAAGTCATTGCTTTACTCTGGTGGCATCGTGTTCACATTCCTCATCGAGAAGTACATCGCTGGTGATATCATCGCTCACTTCATTTCAATTGAGCTCATCATGACAAAATTTGTGGCTTTCTTTTGCGTGATAGTGGAAGTCAAAAGTATCAACGAATCATATGAGAGCGTGACTGGAAAGAATATCCTCGCTGCTATGCGTAGATTCGTCACACGATCAAAAGCCGAGCTCGACAACTGGAAGTGACTCCACTCGACTGCTCACGATAACTGAACACCGAGAATCCCCCGATGATACTGTTGTCGGGGTTTATTAAAGTCCAGTTTATTGGACAAAAAACTTGACAAATGGTAAAAAGCTACACCGATAAGCAACTACTGGACCGAGTCAAATCACTCGTCAACTATATTGGTATTCCAACCGAGCACTGGATTCTTGGAGTGCGCTCCGCTGAAGATGCAGCCAACAGCTTTGACGATAAGTTCTACCTATTCAAAGGAGAGGAGTTCATCTGGGTGACATCGGGAACAACTAATCCAGGAACGCCGACTCTCAAGCAGTTTGAAAAAGTCAACAAGAAGGGCGCAGCTGTGCTCAAATCCGACCAATGGTACTATGATGTGTGGAAGTTCGGCAAGCACAATGGCAAGGTAGAGGCACTGCTTCAGCTCGGAGCTGCTGTCCAGGTGTATCGTGACACTGACAAGGATGATGACAGCGAGCAGCAAGGCAAGCTCGACACCGGATACTTCGGCATCAACTTTCATCCCAACACATACGACTTGAGCAAGCCATCAGGCACATCCATCGGATGGTGGTCAGCTGGTTGCCAAGTGGTCAACAACGTCACCAAATACAAAGAGTTCATCAAGCTCTGCAAGCCACAGAAATTCACCTCTTATTGTATCATCGATGAATTTTAAGTCACTTATTTTACTGATTCTTGTGACAAGTTGCACCGCCAACTACCACCTGAACAAAGCAATCAAGAAAGGATATCGCTGCGACAGCGTGGCTGACACCATTCGCATCACGTCAGTGGACTCATTTCCCGTGATTGTAGACAACAAAATTGTGTACGAGTACTATCATACCACCAAGGACACCATAGTGCGCTACAAGACGTCCTATGTGCCAAAAACAAGGTGGCAGACTCGCATCGAATACAAGCTCAAGCGTGACACCATTCGCCAAGTGCAGAAGATTGAGGTGGCAAAGTACAAATCACAAAAAGAAAAGCCCGCATTTTGGGTGCTGATTCTCGGCTTTGTGATTGGGATGGCAACAATGTATCTGTTTAGATACTCTAAATCAAATATATGATATTAAAAAAGCACGCCAAGAACATCCACGAGCTTCAACTCGAGGGTAACTTGGTGAAGATAGCGATGCTATCAGACATCCATTGGGACAATCCAAAAAGCGATTGGAAGCTGCTCAAGCGTGACCTCGACTATTGCCTGGAGCACAACATCCCCGTCATGATAAATGGCGATATGTTCTGCCTAATGCAAGGGCGTGGTGATCGCAGAGGCAACAAGTCAGACATCCGACCAGAGCACAACAATGCAAAGTACCTGGATAGTGTGGTTGAGACCGCTGTTGAGTGGTTTTTACCATATGCTCACATTCTGACGGTAATCGGATACGGCAACCATGAGACCGCAATCATTAAGTATCAAGAGACTGATATCCTTCAGCGATTCGTTGACCTTCTCAACTACAAAGCTGGAAGCAATGTGTTCACGGGTGGATATGGAGGTTGGCTTATTGTTCGTCAGATATTCAATATGAATGTGCAAATGAGCACCAAAATCAAATACTTTCACGGCAGTGGTGGTGGAGGTGTAGTCACCAAGGGTGCACTCAACTTGACCAGGGCTCTTGAGATGTATGAGGACTTCGATGTATTCACCATGGGTCACATCCACGAGAATGCTGCCCGAAATGATGTGCGTGACACCGTTACCTTTCATTCAAAGACTGGATATCGCCACCATCACAAAGACATCC